CTGTTTCCTGAACAATTCCTCCAGTAGAGCCTTCCTCTGTGCCTGTAACTGCTGTAGTTGGGCATCAAGGGCTGCCACTTCCTCCAGTTGTTTCTGTAGTTCTGCCTTCACATCCAGTTTCATTATGACCTCCTACGCCAATTGTTCGACTTGGATATAGCCAGTCTTTGACCCAATCATTACTTTAATCCAGCCTACAGTGCCACCAGATTTATCATCACCATCGTTGGCTACTTGGTTATCGTCAGGCAGTTTGGCAAACCCTGCCCAGGCTACATTGCCTCCACCAGCATCAACCGCAATACAGTAAGGTCCAACGGTAACTGTTCCATGTAAAGCCTGCATACAGTGGAGAACATACGCTTCTGCCACTGTCCTTGTGGAACCTGAATCACTTTCTAACTTGCCCTCATAACACCTCATAGCACTGCTAAGGTCTCCAGTGGTTCCTTTAAGTAAAGGATTGGACATAATCCCAACTATCTTACTACCTGCTATACTGTCAGCAAACCTGGGTGAAACCTCAATTCCAGTTACACCTGTGGTTCCACCTACGCTAATGTTGGGTTTACTCTGCACAGCCGTCATGTCACCACTGGTAGCCTCATAATCTCTACTGTTCAACCTAACATTATCAGTATCCGTTACAGTATCCAGGCAGAAATCCCCACCTGTACACTTGAAGTTGAACTGTGAGGCTAAGGTGATAACCATATTGGTACCATCAAAATCTATTTTACAATCATCACCAGTCCCAAATATCAACTCCTCATCATCGACCAGGTCATAGTCCTCCAATTTCAGGTTCATCTTGGTATGGGTAATCAAGTCACCTGCTGCTACTGCTGTTCCTGTTCCCATAGTACACCTCCTTTAATAGTAATGGCAGTCTCTGTAACCACCCGCTCCGTATATTCCATAGGATAAACCATATAAACATTCACAATAGTAATTTGCACCATATACACCTACGGGTAACCTTGCTAGGAATAATATTTGTTGCAACATACCCACTGGTATCCTAGGCCAACGCCTTTCTAAGTCCTCAAAACTATCGTAACGCTTCCCTGTTTTTTCTCTACCCATTTTAATACTTCCCTGGAGGAATATCTGATACCTTCATACAATAGTAACCTTTCTCTAAAGACCAGGTTAATACCTCATCACTCTGGCAGACAGGCAATGTAGGTATCGTCGGAGCTGGTTTCCCTGTTGGGATGATTAAACCAAACTCGGATGTTACTCCTCCTAACACCATCTCTAAAGTATAACTACCAGGAACCCAGCGATGTACTAAGCTACTAACCCTAGTAGCTACCACTGTGGTGGTGAATTCGGACAAAGCCGTATATACTGTATCCCCATTATCTACAGACTCCACACGCCATTGATAAGTTGTGCCCGCAGCAAGGTTGTCAATGTCCGCAGTTATACTGGTAAAGAGAGCAGTCCCATACTGCCAGCTAGTTTGCTGTTTGGTTCCCTCATAGTCTGACTTTTTTCCATATTCAAACCTTAACCTCGGGTATTCTGGGTTATCCCCCTCATAAGTTATTTCAAGGTGGGCTGGGCTTCGATGCCCCCTATAAATAGCATTTAGGGTAGCAGAACTCTTTGTTATGTTAGTAGCCTCTAATTCATTTGCAGGGGGAAAACTACCTCCCCAATCAAAAAACACATGGTTGGGTTCATCAGTAGGTTCAGACGCATCTATATCCCCAGATGAACGTAGGCATAACTTAGTGGTTCCAGAAGAGTTTAGCCAACCTATCCCGTTACTATTCAATTCTATTAAATAACCAGGATAACCTATAACCCTATCAACATAGTCTCTACTACCACCAGATGTGGTTTTGTTTAGGTGGGCACCATAATCCTCGTCAATTATAGGGATATGGTGAACACTTTCAACTATATGTAGGGTTGAGTGTCCCGCATCAACCTCGCCCCAAAGGTTAGACCGTAGATGTAGCCTTGCTGCGGTAATGGTAGCTCCTCCTAAATCAGTAGGAAAGTCATAAAATCCCCTATAGATAACAAAACGATTATCATAACTATCAAGGTCATTCTCTGCTTTAATGGCATGGGAGTTAGACGCAGTACCAGTACCAGCATCATGGGCATCGAGATAAACTGATTGCCTCTGACCACAATACCCTTGATTTCCTGATGCTCTTAAAATAGCAAGCCCCATCTATACCCCCTAGAATACTCTTATTTCCTTAGCCACCTGTGCTGACATTACAAACCTCTCGAGTCAACAATTCCCACCCTGTCATATAACTCCACCCTACAATCATGTGGTATAACCAGCCTACCAGACATAACCTCAGCCTGTAATTTGGATAATATAGCACTTGCCCTGTTGTTGGCGTCAGTCTGGTTGGTAATTGTAGGAGCAGTAAACAGACCAATAACCTCCATATACTTGGCTATTTGGTCAGAATCCTCAGCCTCACCAGTAATAACCAGTTCTGCTACCCAACCTTCCTCCTGCTGGTTACAAAATACTATAATATGATTGGGAACAATAATATTCCTCTGTTCCACATACTCGAAGAAGAAGTGAGCCTGGTTGGAATAGTATGTTTCATCCACATCATCAGTATCCTGAGGATAAATTATCTGAAATACCAAGCCAGCCCTGGCCCTCAGGTAACAATGGGTCATAGCCATTAAGGTTTGTACCAACGTATTAAAATCATCAAAGGCTACCTGGTTAGGAGAGAACTGAGGGATAAAGGTATTAATTATACCATCATCCTGGTCTGCTAGGGATTCCAAGCTAAAATTAAACCCAGTAGCAGCAACCAGTTCCGTTACTATGAGGGTTCGCAGGATACTGTAAATAGTCTGGGTGGTATAAGGTGAATCATTATAAAGCGGAGGACTACCAACCCTCAACAATTGTTCTCCCATGAGAGACCAGGCTCCCTCCAGTGTCACAGCTACCACTAACTTCCCTTCCATAGAAATCTCGGCTTGGGACTTAACCCATAGCCGAGCAGTTTGGACACAATCATCATCATGTCCATAGCATATCTGGATGTGGTAACCAGTCAGGTCTACAACCGCCCTATCACTATTATCTAGGAGGATAATAGCCCAATCGTTGTAAGGCTCCTCATGGTGTTCTACCAGCTTTTTCCTGTCAGTATAGTTGACGTAACCACCTGCAGGGTTGCGGAATATTAACCCAACATAAGGAGTGCCTGATACAGCCTCCTGAGCAGCCTGTAAGGATGAGCTGATAGTCCTCACTACTACCCCCTATTAAAGCCACGGACATATAAAGTCCTATCAGCACTTTGATTGGAACCAAACCGCATCCTCAAGTATTGTGCCCCACCAATCCTGAATGTTACTGCAACCTGAGTTGTTGCAGCCGTAGTAGCATGGGCAAAACTTCCAGTTGCATCATCATCCAGTGCATGGACTATTACAGGAACAGTGGCAATAGAACTATCCCTCTGGATATAAGGGTTTAATGTAGAACTGGTAATGGCAGAACCAAGCATCACGGTGATAAACTCGTAGTCATCACCTAAGTCAACCAAATCGGAAAACTGGTCAACATCATCACCTGTAAACTCGGTCGCCCTGTCAATATCTACCGTAGCTGTTATCCATCTACTAAATTTCATTTCAACTCCTCATCGCTGTTTACCCTCGCCTAACTCCTTGCCAGTTTTCTCCCTAGCAATGTTATAGGCTATGGCAGCACACTGTTTTTGGTCTTTTCCCTCATTTACACACTGTTTAATGGACTTACTGATAGCCTCCCTAATAGAAGTTATAGGACTATCTGGTGTTAAATTCTCCACAGGTAATGGCATTAGAATCTACCTCCATGAATTTTTTCAGGCAATGCTGGAATGGTATCTGTAGTCTGTTTCCTACTAAGTATGGTGCCGTCATGTCCTACTACAGTATCATAGGAGGCAAAGATTACTCTGCCCCAAGCTGAAACCAATAACTTTGCAGATTTACCACATATAGGACAAATGGCATTAAACCT